ATTAGAGTTATTACCTGAATCCGAATACAATCGTTATGTGCTAGGTAATTGGGATTTTGCTGATGACCCAAACCAATTGATTAAATACGAATGGATTAAACAGAACATATGGAATCCTACAGAAGAGAAGCCAGAAGCACTTGGTATTGACGTGGCAAGAGAGGGAAACGATAGAACAGTGTTTGCTTACACCAATACAAGTGGATATATAGGGAAAGAGATGTTTAGAAACCAAGATACAATGACTACGGCACAGTTAGCAATTGAAAGATTGAAAGAGAAGTCTATCGGGTACGATAAGACAGCAGCAGATGTTATAGGGGTAGGAGGTGGCGTTGTAGATGCCATGAGGAGTGCAGGGTATGCAATCATTGCTTACAATTCGGGGGAGTCTCCAAAGGGTAAGGCAGGGCATTTGTTTTTTAAGAATTGTAGGGCTGAGAGTTATTGGAAACTTAGAGAGGATTTGCAGAATGGAGTATATAAGTTAATTGATGACCAAGATTTGATTAAAGAGTTGCTTAATACTAGGTATAAGGTAACGGATAAAACCATACAGATTGAAAGTAAAGCAGAACTTAAAAAGAGGATAGGATATTCACCAGACATTGCTGATGCTTTAGTGATTGCTAGGTATGCTCTAAAAGGTAAGATGGTGTTACCTATAGGAATGTTCTAAATGTGATATTATATATAAAAGAGCGAAGGGATTTAATTGATTAACATACCACATGAGATATTATGATGTTAAAGGTTTATTAAGCGAGGGGAAAATAGAAGATATTCGCAAGAATGCTCTAAACGGAAGAAAAGAAGTTCTCATAGAAACATATCGTGATTATTACAATGGAAACCAATGGATTTCTAATGGTGCTTTCACTGATACTACAAGAAGTGGGAGAAAAGTATGGAAGATTAATAGCCCTGATCCAAGAGACTTAGGCATTAGTGATGGAGATTTAGCAACTTTCAATGTATGTAGTTCAACAATAGATATATACTCCAGTTACGGTAGAGGTTCAATTGATGACCAAAACAGTATCTCAATAGAAGATAACCAAGAGATAGCGGACAAGATTAATGAGAAGATAAACCTTGATACACTAATACAGCGTTCTATTACAAGAATGTCAGTTGATTCAGTTGTTTGCTGGAAGTATACCCAAGACCAATCATTAGAGTTTGTTGATTCTACGCAAGTAACACCAATATATCTTGAGGATAACATAGTGGGTACAGTAAGAATATACGAGATATCCTCCACCGATCCAATCATTGAAAAGAATAATGTACAGTTAGGCAAACTACAGAAGGCTGTTTATATGGAAATATGGATGCCTGTTGATAATAAGATGATGTTATACAAGTATGTAAATGAAACAGTAGTAGAAGAGGGAGAAGCCCCTTACGAGTTTAATCCATTTATATTTGTAGCTAACAAGGACAGTGAATTTGTAAAGTTTGATGAAAACAATCTTGAAGTGTCCGACATAGCCAAGATTATCCCCATACAGGATGCTATCAATAAAACAATGACTGAAACGGGAATAATCATATCTAAAGTGGCATTCCCTATGGTTAAAGTCATTAAAGAGATATTTGAAAAGGTAATGAGTAAAGAGATTGATGGAGAAGACTTAAAGAAACAGTTGTCTCAATTATCATTAGTAGCAGGAAAGATTATATCTGCTCCTATTGAAGTTGTACCTGGAGCTGGATTACCAAATGGAATAGACAGTTATGTCAATTCATTGTTTGATCAACTATATCGTATTACAGGAATACCAAAGAGCATCTATGTTACAGAGGGACTAGGAAACATAGCTACTGATACTCTGAGTATGTTCATGGAGTCTATGAAGAGAAAGATTGATGAAAAGAGAACTAACATTGAGAATGGAATTAAAAAGTATGTTGTAATGTACACAGGCGACCCAAGTATCAAAGATGATGTAAGTATTCAATGGGCTGGTATGTTAAGCATGAGTAAGAAAGAGAAAGCAGATATGTTAGTACAAGAGAAGAACGCTGGATTCCCATTGTCTTACATAGTACAAGGATTCCTAGATATTGCTGGAGATGCAGACAAGTATGATGAAATCATGGAAGCCTTAGGGGAAGCTGACCCAACACTTAAAGTAGAGATTGAGAGACAAAAGACTGCTAATGCAATTAAAGAAGAGAAACAAGCAGAACTAGACACTGTTAGAAAGCAGAAAGAGGAAACAGACAAGAAACTAAAGGAAGTAGAAATAGATAATGCTTTGTTGATGAACGCATTAAATTCGTAATAAACAAGAATGCGAGAAACAGAAATAGCTATACTAAAAGCAAGAAAGAGAGCTAATATTAAAAAGGAATTAGTTCTTAAAGAAGAGATAAACTCCAAGATTGAATCTGTTGATGTTAAAGCTACTACAGCCATTGAACTGTCTAACAAAGTTATAGATAGCCTAAAAGAAACCAATCATGCGTTAGAAGTCATTAAGGAGCTTCCAATTAAGACTATAGAAGGGAAGCCAGGGGAAGATGGATACACTCCTGTAAAGGATGTAGATTATTTTGATGGTAATGATGGTTATACTCCTGTAAAGGGAAAAGATTATTTTGACGGTAAGAATGGAAAGACTCCAAAGAAAGGAGAGGATTACTTCACACCAGAAGAAGTAAAACAATTCAAAAAAGAGGTTACACCTAAGAAGGGGAAGGATTATGATGATGGTAAAGATGGCTCTCCTGATACTCCTCACGAGATAAGAAATAAACTTTCTACACTTAGGGGTAGAGAAAGACTTGATGCTAAACATATACAGAATATAGATAAATACGTATCATTAAGTGTTACGCAAACAATGGGTGGTGGACAGGGCGGTGGGAGTTCTTATACATTACCTACGGCAAGTCCTACAGTTCTTGGTGGTATTAAAATTGGTGATAGAATAACAATAGACGCTAATGGAGTATTAAGTGCTGATGTTCAAACAGGTGCTACAGGAGTACAGAGCGTAGTATCAGGAAATGACATAGCAATTGATAATACTGATCCAGTTAATCCAGTTGTATCTTTTATAGGAACAATACCAACAGATACTAATCAATTGACTAATGGAGCAGGATTTATAACAGCTGAAACTGATCCAGTATGGGAGAGCGAGAAGGTAAACTATGCTACTAAGAGTTTTGCTATAGCAATGTCCGTAGCCTTATAAATTATTAAATACAACAATGAAAAAGAGAATAACAACATATACATTTGATGCAAGTGCAGGTACAATCACCTTTGGGTTTTCACCAGAGATTGAGGGATTCTCTTTAATAACAAACGTTGTTGATAATGTAGTTATATATCAATTCAATGACAATAACTTGGGTGGTACAGTATTAACAAATGTATTAACGCTTACATACGATACATCTTCAATGAGTGATACTGATGAATTAATGATTCTTTATGACGATGGGGTTGATACAGCAACTGTAACAGCCAATGCGGGGACTAATCTTAATACTTCAGCTTTGGCAGTAGAGACAGGTGGTAATTTAGCAGCAATAAAGGCTAATACAGATGACATTGAAACATTACTTGGAACAATAGAAGGGAATCAGTTACCAGATGGACACAATGTAACTATAGACAACGTATCAATAGACGTAGATACAGGACTCACAGGCTTGGCTACAGAAACGACATTGTCCAGTATAGATGGAAATGTAAACACTATAGCGGGTGGGATTGGTGCTTTAGCTACTACTGATTCAGTACAGGCGTTAGGCACTGCAATGACTGATAATACACAGGTAACACAGATAGTTAATGCAACGGGAGATGTTGTTACAGTTACAGGAAACAAATTAGATGTAAATGCGAGTATAGACACAACAGGACTTGCTCTGGCTGCTAATCAACAGACTGATGCTCTTACTGATGCAGAATTGAGAGCCACAGCAGTACCAATATCGGGTACGGTAACAGCAAACACAGGATTAGATTTATCGGGTTTGGCTACGAGTGCAAAACAATTACCCGATGGGCATGAAGTAGAAGTTAATAATTTCCCAACAGAATATCCATTACCCGCTGCACAAATAACTACGCTAACACCACCAGCTGCAATCACAGGGTTTGCAACCTCTGCTAAACAGTTAGCTGATAACCATCAAGTAACAGTGAGTAATATAGCTAATACGCCTGTAATAACAGGGTTCGCTACTGAAACAACTCTTGATTCTATTAAAGATACGGATGGTATTAAAAAGATTACCGACGCTCTACCTACAGGAACAAACTCCATAGGGAAAATAAGTGATATAACAACATCTATTATACCTGGTACAGGTGCTACTAATCTAGGGAAAGCCAAGGGTAGTCAAGTTGGTGCTACTGATACGGGAGTTGCAATACTTGGCAAATTAAGAGCTGCTGACTCACATACGGATGAAGATGAAGGAGCTTATGATACCTTCTCCATGACTGATTTTCATGAGTTGAGAACTAAAGACCAGAGGGCGATTGACTTGGCAAACTGTAACGTATACACGGATTACACGGCTATTTCAAACGACACTACAGGAATTGCTAACTCTACAAACCACGTCTTTGGAGCAGGGGCTGTAACCTTTAATAAAGTGAATGGTGCTGATAATACCGTCTATGGTGGAGTTTACAAGACAATGACAGCTTTTGATGTTTCTGAAATCTTTGAGGCTGGAGGATTTGTAGGGATTGGTGCATATCTACCATCATTGACGAATGTGATAAATGTATTTTTGAGAATAGGTACAGATACAACAAACTATAACTGTTGGACTTGGCCAGTTGCCAACCTAACCGCAAGCACATGGATGAACCTACGAACACCTGCCGCCACTCCTGACTATGCACGAAACGCAGGGAACGGATGGAATACAGCGGCTATCTCTTATGTTGCTTTTGGTGTTGAGTTTAACTCTGAAGCAAATACATTGTCAGGGATTATTATAGATCATGTCCACATGGTGGGAGGGCGTATAACTTCTACAGATACATCAACTGCTATTACCACGAACGTTAATACTGCAAATATGAATATATTAAAAGTGGGTGGAACTCCTACTGACACGGGGAATGGGACAACTTCTGCTGGTACATTACGGGTAACAGTATCTTCAGATACAACGGGAGTGTTGAGTGTCGATGACAACGGTGGAGCTTTAACAGTTGATAATGGAGGCACGTTTGCAGTTCAATCCACAAACCAAGCAAATAGTGGTGTAGACATAGGAGACGTAACAATCAATAACGCAGCGGGTGCAGCAGCGGTAAACATACAGGACGGTGGTAATACTATAACAGTAGATGGTTCTGTAACAGCGAATGCAGGAACGAACTTGAATACCTCTACTCTAGCAGTAGAATCAGGAGGGAATCTAGCTTCTATTAAAACAAACACAGATAAAATACCAGCTCTTGGACAAGCGTTAGCGGGAGCTTCAGTACCAGTTATATTACCCGCAGCAACTATAACAACCTTGACACCTCCAGCAGCTATAACGGGATTTGCAACTTCAGCTAAACAGGATACTATAGCAGGATATGTAGACGGTATTGAAGGTTATGTTGATGGTATAGAGGGTTTATTGACAACAATAGATGCTGATACAAGCAATGTATCTACAAAGATTGATACTTTAGCTGGAGCGGTAGCAGGAACAGAGGTTCAAGTTGATGTGCTTACAATGCCAATGACTACAGTACAAGGAACTATAACAGCAAACTTGAGTGCTACGGATAATGCAGTACTAGATGATATTGCAGCTAACCAAACAGATGGAACACAAAAGACGCAGATTATAGATTCAGGAGGCGAGGCGGTAACAGTAACAGGCGGGAAGCTAGATGTTAATGCTTCTATAGATACTACTGGATTAGCTACTTCTGCAAAACAAGATACGATAATAGGACATATAGACGGCATAGAAGGCTATGTAGATGGGATAGAAACAACACTAACGGCAATAAATAATAAATTGGTTACGGGAACAGATATAGGGGACGTAACAATTAACAATAGTACAGGTGCGAATGCAGTTAATATACAAGACGGTGGTAATACTATAACAGTAGACGGAACGGTAACCGCTAACACGGGATTATCCCAACCTCTCACTGATACTCAATTGAGAGCGACTGCTGTACCAATATCAGTAGCCACAATACCTTCTCATAATGTAACTAATGCAGGTACTTTTGCAACACAAGCTACACTAGCAGCGGAAACAACAAAGGTAATAGGAACAGTTAATGTAGCAGCAGCACAATCAATAGCAGTAACACAATCAGGAACTTGGGACGAGGTAGGGATAAACGATTCAGGAAACTCTATAACTGTTGATGGAACTGTACTTTTAGGAGCAAACTCTGGAGTCGATATAGGGAAACTAACAGCAAACCAATCAGTTAACGTTGCTCAAATGAATGGGGCAACAGTTACAATGGGCAATGGTGCGGCAGGAACAGGCGTTCAAAGAGTTACGATAGCTTCTGATTCTACAGGACAGATTAAACTAGCAGCAGGAACGGCAGGTATAGGTAAACTTACAGCTAATAGTGGAGTTGATATTGGGGATGTAGATATTTTAAGTATTGCAGCAGGAAACAACAATATTGGTGATGTAGATGTAGCCTCTATAGCAGCAGGTACAAATATCATTGGTAAGGTTGGACACGACATAACAGGGATAGGGCATGGAGTTAAAACAGTAACAACAGCGGGAACAGATGTAGCTTTAGCAGCCTCTACAGTATGTAAAAAGGTTGATATTCAAGCTCAAACAGATAACACATCGCTGATAGCAGTTGGTGGTAGCGGAGTTGACGCAACAATAGCGACTGGAACAGGGATTGTATTAAATCCAGGAGATACATATTCATTGGAGATTGATAACCTAGCAGACGTATATATAGATTCTTTAGTTAATGGTGAGGGTGTGAGGTTCACATATTACACATAAGATTAACAATAAACAATTATGGGAGTAAACAATATATTCAAGAGTTTATACAACTATGTTACCAAGACTGGCACTGAAACCCTAACCAACAAGACAATAGACGGGGATTTAAACACGGTACAAGACTTGGCGTATTCTTCTATTAAGAGTGATAGTAGAACTGGTGCTGATGCAAAATTGGTAACAGGGACGGCTGGAACATCCACAAACATTTTATACTGGAATGGGGACGGGGACGCCGTATCTTCAACTGGTCTTTCTTGGACTAGGGATGCAACCAACTGTAATACTGCTTCGGCAACGCCTGTATTTGCACTTGCTGCCCCTGGAGTATATATCTTTACAACATATTACGCAGCGAATGAAGCAAGTAACCCATACTGTGAGACGGCTTTGATATCTGCCGATGGGACTACTAGAAGCAATGTAACTATTCTGCAGAATGGTTCAGCAGTAACAATTGGGATGTCTAATTTGAATGTGACAATAACTCAAACCTCTGGTGTTACACTAACTATGCAGTGGAGTTGTATTAGATTAATATAACCGTTAACAGAATGATTAAAAAAGAACATACATTGTTAAAGTTGATAATCACATTCACACTAGCATCGGCTTTGCTATTGTTCATCAAGCCAATATCTCTATTACTAGGTAGTTTCTTTATTTGGGTATTCTTCCATCTATGAGTAACATATCAACACAAAATAGACTAGAACAATTGAATATGATGAAGAGTAACTTGACTAGAGTATCTGCTATGAGTGAGTTGCAGGCTACTCAATTAGTTAGGGTTATCTTTGGAAATAAGTACGATCTAACTAACAGAAAAGACATAGCTGATTTATTAGATGCTATTGATGCAGAGATAGAGAACAATCTAAGACCAGCTGCACTTGTAACAGTAGAGAGTGCTATAGAAGCCTCTGTATTGCTTGGTGTAGGGCAAGTTGTATCTTCTTCACTATCTAAGACGGGTATAGATGCTACTAAGTATTTAGACTTGGGAACTAGACTAGCTAATAATTATGCTAATCGTGTAGCAGAAGATGGATTAAGACTATCTCAGAGAATATGGAATGATGCAGATATTAAATCAGTGTACAAGGAAATATATACATCTATTCAGAAGGGGGATAGTTTATTTACCTTAGGAGCGAACATTGAGAAACAAGTTGCAGCAGGTACACCAGCATATAATATTAAAAGAGCAGCACACAATGAAATGGTTTATGCTTATACAAATTCTAAGTATGATATAGCTAAGGCTGAAGCTGATGAATATGGGTTAGATACTTGGGCAAGGATAACAGTATCAAAGAGTCATGTAGTTGAGGATATATGTGATGACTTAGCAGGTGAATATCCTATAGATGAAGCACAACGCCCCCCCTTTCATGTAGGTTGTCAATGTGAGTACGAAACCTTTGTTAAAAGGAAGTAATTGCGTAACATTTATAATGTGATATATTTATAGTGTAGCTCTATATAATTTAAGACTTTAGGTAAATGGAAACTAAAGAAAATGTTGAGGTAAAGAACCAACCTGTCATTGAGGAAGCCGCTAAGGAATCCGAGAAGACAAATGATTCTACAACCGAGCATACATCTGAGAAGCCAGATAAAAGCACGGACATAATTAAAAGTCAGACAGGGCAAATACAAGCACTTCAGAAACAAATTGAAGAACTCAAAGCCAAGCCTGATGTTAAGTCTGCTCTTAAAGAACTGTTGGGAGATGTAAATGTGGAATCAGATGTAGATCCACTAGAAGCTCTAAAAAGTGAGTTTTCTTCTCTTAAATCTGAATTAAATCAGACAAAGGCAGAACAGAAAAGAGATGCGTATATTGATAATTTACAGGGGGTAACAGAAGCAACTAAGAAATATCTGAAGAAGAGGGTAAACCCTTCTGATGATTTAGAAGCGGTTGTTAATACTGAGTTAGAAATGATAAATGAGGTTATTACTTCAAATACACCAACAACCAGTGATAGCAGACCAAACTCAATTGGTTCAGTAAAAGGCAACGTAACAGATGCTGATTACATTCTAAATAACCCTGAGAAATTCAAATCCTAGAGTAGAGCAATTTTTATTTTTTAGGATTTACTAAAATGGGTGCAGTAACAAGTAACTATAACAATCAATCTTCCGCTGGTGCAGCAGGATCAGTCGCTTATGCGATAACTCCATTTGCAATGGCAAAAGGTATTCAAACCTTAAAAAGCAACTTGGTTGTTACAAGCAAAATTAGAAACGTATCTGAAATAGCCAAAGTACAAGGTGGTGGTTATGCAGACAGCATTAGATTCCCTAAGTGGGGTTCTCTAACGGCTCAGAATAAAGCAGTCGGAACAGAAGCAACACGACAACAGGTAACAATGACCAAAGTCGACTTACAGTTAGATACTTTCAAGACTGTTGACTTCTTAATCGAAGATTTCGGTGGATTATTCACACCAGCAGCAAAAGAAGCATTTGCAATCGAAGCAGGTGCAGCAATCGCACAAGCAATTGAAACTGATGTTATCTCTAAGTACGCAAGTGCTGGAGTAGATACAGGAGATGTTGATACAGCAGCTTCAGTAGCTATGATTTCAACCTTGAAGAAACTTGCAAGAATAAACAAATGGAGAAATACAAGTCCATTCATTGCAGTTTGGGGTTCACAAGGTGAGTACGATCTATTGAACGACTCAACATTCAAGCAACATATGGTAACTGGTGGAGACCAGAGTGCAATCAGAGATGGATTCATAGGGAACATCTACGGATTCCAGAACTATGTCTCTAACATGATGCCAGCAGTAGCAGGTTCTCCAAGTGCAGAGCATGCAATTGCATTCCAACCAGAAGCAATCGCAATCGCATTTGTTGATATGACTACTCAGAGTCTTCCAGGCGTTGAAGTAACTCCAATGAATATCTCAGATGATGAGGGTAACCTTGTCTACTCAATGAGAAGTATCGTTGGTTACAATCAATTAGCTAGAGGATTAGAAGTATCATTTGATACAATCTATGGAATAGCAGTTGTAGAGCCAACACTCTTAATTGATGTTACATACGGAGCATACTAATCGTTGCTATACTTAGTCCCTTCGGGGACTGAGATATGGAAATGAAAGACTTTATATGGGTTACGCCTAACCCTGAAATTGTTACACGCTTCATTGCCTTACCGCCTCGGCTTAATCTCGGTTGCGATATATGGACTGAGGTATATATTGGTGAAAAACTTCTCATACATAAATCGTATCTACAAGTAATGCTTAACCGCGGATTCATGATCGGGGATAAAGGATTCATATTCGATACCTGGGAGGAAGCAGAGAACTCTCCTAGTAAATATAAGATTAAGGTAACAGAATAATGAAAATATACTACAAGTTTACGAATGCTATTAATGGGGGACTTGGTGTGCTTGGGAAAGGGATACAACAAGGATTAGTTAATGCAGGGCATGAGATTGTAGGAAGTAACCCTGATATATGTTTTTGTTATGGTATGCCTAACACTCTAATAGAAACCAGAGAAAAGTTTCCTGATAAAAAGATTGTTTACTATACTGTATTTGAATCAAGTAAATATCCTGTAGGTTGGATAGATACTATCAAGAAGAGCAAACCAGACTTGGTATTAACAGCCTCTAAGTTTAATCAATGGGTATTGAAACGACAAGGTATAGAATCAAAGGTGTGGCATCATGGTATAGATGATAGATGGCAGTATAAAGCTAGAAGAGATGATGGAGTATTTACATTCATCCACTGGAACGCCTACGAATGGCGAAAAGGATGGGAGATAGTACTTGGTGCTTTCCTAGAGGAATTCGATGTTAGTGAGCCAGTACAGCTCGTTATGAAGGCAAGGGATAGAGGGAATGGCAATTGGTTAATACCTCAAGTAGGAGATGGATTAGTTGCTCCTAATGTGAAAGAGATAATTGGACATATATCAGATTTAGAAATGACTGAAATGCTAGAGACTGCTGATTGTGGAGTATTCCCTGTTAAAGGTGAAGGTTGGTTCATGCCTTCGTTTGAATGCGTAGCTCAAGGTATTCCTGTTATACTCCCTAAGCAAATGGCAATGAAAGAACAATGGGGAACAGGGTATTTAGATTGTGGTATTGAGGGGTATGTAAATGCTTCACCACGATATCCAGGATTTATGATAATGCCAAGTAAAGACGGTGTTAAAAAACAAATGAGATGGGCATACGAACATGAGGAGGAGTGTAGAGAACTAGGAGAAAAAGGTAGCAAAGAAGTGTATAATAAATATAACTGGAGAAGAATTATTAATGAGCTTGAGAGCTATTTAAGTTTAGTTTAGATTGCTATGTTTATTGTAAATCAATGCGGAAGGATAGTTGATTTGCCAGAAGAAATGGAAGAGTCTGGATTTAAGCAGGCAAAAGTTGTTCTTTCTATATCGGATTCTTTAATGGAGAATGGTAACTATGTAGCTCCTTCGGGAGGACAGGGTGGGGTGTTAGTATCTAAGAGTGGTAGAAACCTTAGAAATGATATTCTTGCTAAGTTCCCTGATGTCATAAGAGACTCGGAGTATATAGAAAGACATGTCAATGCAGAAGAAACTAAATTAATTGTTCCTAAAAATGATAGATCCAAGGTACGCAGAAATGCTAAAACAACCAAAGTATCTAGTAAAAGATAGGGAGTCAGGCAAGACTTATATAGCATTTGAAAGTTACGCTAAGAAACTAGATGGCAATGGATTTGATATTATAGCTAAAGAGGGGGAGAAGGATTTTGTGATGGTTAAAAAAGACAAGGGAAACAAAAAGGGGAAAGGGAAATAAGTTAATACAGTAGAACAATGTCAGATATATATTCAATGTTTAGAAAGTTCATCAATGATGATGTAACGGATTATTCCATGCCCGATTTAGAAACACTCAAGTTCTTAGACAGCGGGATTCTAAAGCTATCCGAATTCGCAGATAAAAGGATTTATGAGGACATAACTATCACAAGTACAGACATCGCAAATGGTTATAAAGATTTAACACATGATTGTCTTTCTCTTATCTATACCGATATGCCATACGAGGGTGTTTACTGGCAATTAGACGGACTCAGAAGGATTGTATTTTGGGATACTGATTATATTACAGAGGGTACTTTTGATTTCAAGTACAAGACTACATACAAGATGTTTGATGGTGCATTAAGAGATAATGCTTACTTTGATTATCCAGATAGCTCTAGTCTTGATCTAGGCATTGTATTTTGGGCATTGGCACAATATCAGTCAGTTAATGGAATCATTGCTCCTGATGGCTCTAGGAACGCTACAATAAGTAAATCAGAAGAGGGGCTAAGCGTATCTTATTCCTCAGCAGAAACATTAGACATGAGTTCCCCTTCGGCACTTAAAGAAAGGGCAATAGAGTTGTTCCAAGGATTGAATAATAAATCTAAATATATCTTTTCAATAACAGTATGAGTTTATATCCAGAAGATGAAACATTATATAGCGTATACCATGTAGCAGATAGTAACTCTACCAAGATAGGTAACTATTCATCTACAGCGGCGTTTACTATTCTCATAAATATCATTAGAAGGAATGAAGATACCATTGCAGTAGTTGGTGAAGACATGGGAGAGTATGTGGCTAATGTAAATGGTAAGTATACTAACGCAAGTAATATCAGAGAAGGCGACAAGCTAGTCTATGGAACTTTTGAATACATAGTTGTCAATAAACCAAAGTATATAAGATTGTTTAATAGTTACAAGTTAATACTCAATACCAACAATGGTAGACATTAGTATAGATACAAAAGAAGTTGATGCTTGGGTAAACAATCAATCGAATAGGGATAGGGCAAGAGGGTATGCAATGGTTATGATGAAGAACAAGCTCGTTGAAATGGTTAAGAAGGCTATAGAAGGACATAGTTCTACAGGAGAGTTGTCCAGTAGCGTTATTGGAGAGTCTAGCCCTGAAGAGATAGCTATATACTCTAAGGTTTATGGCGACATTATACTTGAGTACGGAAGGAAACCAGGTAAGATGCCACCAGTAGAAGCGTTAAGACAGTGGGCAAGTGATAAGTTGGGAGACCCAAGTCTAGCGTATCTAGTAGCAAGAAGCATAGCTAGAAAGGGTACACAAAAGTATAGGGACAAAGCCCCAAAGGAATTGACTATGCTTATAGAAGAGTTCGAGAAGGATTTTATGGATAAGGAGTTAGATAAGTTATTAAATGAATATACAGAATGAAAATTGCAACAGTTATTAGTAATCTTAAAACACTGTTTACTAATATGTCTTGGACTTCAGACAGTGGTACGGGTACAACAAAGTTCCAAGGAGTATTCACTTATCCCAATTGGGCAAACGATGCAGGATATCCTTTTGTAGTTATACTTGATCCAACTGGAAGTGGTGCGAGTATTGATAACATGAGTATAGATTTTAACACTACTATACAGGTATCTATGTGTGTTAATTATGGTACAATAGATAAACAAACAGAGGATGAGAAGATAGAGGAGTCTATGCTAAGGCTAAGAGAAGCTTGGGATTATGTTAAAACAACGCTCTTTGACAAGACTACTATGAGTACAATCGGAGTAGATTGGGATATGAATCCTAGCTACAATGATGACTTTGATTCAGGTAGAAATCTTTATAAGAGAACAATTAGCTTAGTTGTTAAAGAGTATATAAGTCGTGCCTAAGAAGATTATTAAAAAGGAGAAAGGGGAAGAGTTAGTGTATGTACCGAGCCTAGGGACTACAGTAACAAGAAATAAATTATTAGAGTTACAAAAAAATGGCAAATGAACATGTAGGAAGAAGAAGGGAAATAGGGTGGATTGTGGAAGCGACTAGAGGAACAGTCCCAACATTAACTGGTTCTTTAATGTATCCTCATGATGGGTTTGATTTCAAACCTGTTATTGAAAAGGTTGCAGATGAATCAGCTATGGGTTCTATTCCTGGAAGACAGGGAGCAGATATAGTTAAAGAGTATTCTCAAGGTTCAGTTCCATTTATACTCCAGGACTCTATGCTTACGGATTTAAGTAGAATGGTTTGTGGACAGGCAGGTTCAGTAGTATCTACAGTAACAACTTATGATGTACTTAATAGCAATATTCACAACTCATACGCAATAGTTACAATTGATCCAGTATCAGGCAAAAAGCAATACCCATTCGGAATGCTTAACAACCTTACACTCAATGCAAATAGAGATGAATATGTAACAGGAACAGCAGAGTTTATTGCAGGAAAAGAAGCGGCTGCAACTTACACAACACCAGCATACGCAGCAGCAACAAGATTTAATTGTGCAGATGTTACGATTAAATTAGCAGCAAACTATGCGGGATTAGCAGCAGCAAGTGCAACACCTCTAAAGAACGTTCAACTTAATGTAGAGAAGAACGTAGATATTGATTTTAGTCTAGGTTCAACAACTGCTACAAATATCTATAACCAACAAATGGGGTTAACAGGTTCTTTAACTGGAACATTTAATACTACAACTTTGAAGGCTTTAGGATTAGCTGAAACTACTCAGGCAGTACAGATTGATATAAGTAATGGTGCTTGGAAGTGGAGTTGGATAATGCCTAATGTAGACTTCTCAGATTGGACACCAAGTAATGACAAAGATGCTTATGTAACAGAAACATTGACGTTTAATACTAATTACGGAGATAAGACAAATGGATTCTTGATTCTAAAGGTAGAAGATTTATAATTTTAGCTCTTAAAGAAAATGGAGATACAAGGGAGAGAGTGTAAAGAAATAAAGATAGGAGAACATTCCTATTGGTTCATTGAAAAATATAAAGGTGGTGATGTAAGAAAAATGTATAACATAATGGTTGTCAAAGGGAAGCTATCATTGAAAGAAGGAACGATATTGCTTAGATTACCTAAGATATTCTCAATATTATGTTTGAGGGTTGATGATGATGTAGAACCAACACTAGAATTGATCGATAATCTTTCAGTTAGTGATTATACGAAGATACAGAACCAGGTTATCGAGGAGGTTACAAACCTTTTTACAGAAATACAATAGAAGAAGTTGAGAATAAGATAAGAGCGAGTGTTCTTTATAATTCTATGGAGATACCTTTTGAACTTGTTATTAGTAGGTTATGTGAGAAATTTCATAAACTACCGTCAGAGATATTAAACGAGGATTGGGAATGGACTCAAATACTTATGGTTACAGACAAGATAGACAAAGAGAAAACAAAAATTGGAGGGAATATAAACCAATTGAAAAAAAAGAATGGCAGATAAAGAAAAGAGTTTACTACTTAAAGCGAATTTTCAAGATAATGCTAGTAGTGAAATATCAAAGCTAGGTAAAAATACAGATGCAGTTTCAGTATCCATGAGTAAAGGGTTCAAGGCTGCTGCAATAGCCGCTGCTGCCGTTACTGCTGCCGTTACTGCTGCTTCAATAGCCATTGCTAAAATGGGAGAGAGAGCAGGAGCATTGCAGGAGGTTACAGCAGGGTTTGAACGTAACTTTGGTAAACAAGCAGATGCCCTAAAGAAACTACAAGATGCTTCTGGTGGTATGATTGATAACTATAACCTCATGAGGGTTGCTTCTAAGGCTGCCAATACTGGTGTTACTAAAGACGTAACAAAATTAGCAGGAGTGATGACTACAGTACAATTCAAAGCTGATGAAATGGGTATAGGGTTTGAAGAGATGTTTGAGAGTATGGTACAAGCTATTGCGAGAGGATCAGACATGATGCTTACTAAGCTTGGTGTCGTTATCCCCGAGTCGTTGACTAAATCAATGGAGAAAATGACTGAAACCCAGAAGACAGCAGCTCTTATGAATTACGTTATTAAAGAGGGAGCTAAGGTTGCTGGTGAATATGGGACTGCAACAGTGTCAATATCAGACAAACTTGATGCACTTAAAGCGAGTTTTGTGAATCTCAAAGATGGAGCGTTGGTACAGATGACTCCTATGTTAGATACTATTATTACAGGATTCACAAACTGGTTGGGAATGATTGAGACTGCTTTCGCTCCAGGAATAAAAGTGCTGTCCGATACACTTGGTGCTAAAGGTGGTTTGCTTGAAGCAATTACCAAGTTGTTTAACCCAACTGATGAAGCTAAAAGAAAAACTCAGGATCTCACACAACAAGGATTCAGTGCAGTAGTTACAACGCTTACGGAGAAAGGCGGACTCATAGAATCATTAACGAATTTGTTAACAATGTTTAATAATATGAGTACTACGAATGCACAGGGACAGATTAGCCCATTGGTTACAGTGTTCCAGACTCTTGCAGGTGCAATTAATCTTGTTGTACAAGGTTTGCAAGTACTTACAGCATGGGGGATTATGGTTAAGGGTGCTACAGCAGGTGGAGTAGAACAATTGGCTATTACTTCTAGTACTAAAACAAACTTAATGACTCCAGTGGCAGCTCCATCTCTCAAAGCCCCTGTTATTGGATCAAATTCAACACCAGCCGCAGGAGGATTTACTACAGCTACTCAAAAGTATTTTGGTTCAAATGCTACTGGTGGTATGGCTTCTGGGTGGACTCAAGTTGGAGAGAATGGTGCAGAGATGGTTAAACTCCCAAGTGGTTCACATGTATACAATAATCAAGATTCTCAGAAGATGGGGAATGGTGGTATCACAATAAACATTAACGCCCCTACCTATGGAATAAATGACTTAAAGAGTTCAATATTAGAAGCTGTCAACGAGGCTACAGCAAGACAAAATAGATTAGCTAATTACAATTTACTATGACAAACCTAGTCCTATACGGATATCAAAACTTAAACAATTCTAAAATGATACTTACAAGTACTCCAAGTTTAAGGGGAAACGCAAGTGTTATACAGAAGATATCTAATGCTAGATTCTCTGGTAGTACTGTAGTTGATAAGAAAGTAAATGATAAACAAATAGCATTCAGTGGTGTTGTTAAAGCTACAGATACCCTCTCGTTAGAAGATGTGATTAAAGAATATTCACTTGCACTTTCTAAAGAGGATAGATATCTAAGAGTAAGTCCTAACTGGTACGACTTCACACCTTTAGCAGATGCTTCAGGCTTTCAGATACTAGGAGATACAACTGGACTCACCTTTGATACAACTTCGTTCCAGAGTGGTAGTGGTAGTATTAAATTTGATAGTGATGTAAGCGTAGCAGCGGGATACAGTGGTTTATATACTCTATCAGGAACAACAAGTAATATATCAGATTATATAACCGATGGTGCGTTAGAGGCTTGGGTATACTTGCCACAAACAGCAGGTGTTACAGGTATTACAATAAGAGCGGGAAATGATGTATCTAATTACTACACAGCAATAGCTACAACACAATATGATGAGACAGCATTTGAGGCAGGTTGGAATTTTATAAGTCTATCTATAAGTGATTGTACAATGACTGGCGTAGTTGATCCATATTCCTTTGGTGCTTATGTATATCTAACAGTAAACTATGGAGCATTAATGACTGATAGAAGCGACTTTAGATTCGGAGGTATGTTATTCCAACAGGAAAGTAGAACTAGAAATTATAAATCGTATACAGCAGAATTAACGGTAAGCGATAACCATTATGATATCAGTAGAGCCAATTGTTCTCTATCAATACTAGCTTATGAAGGCGTAGCAGAATCCACAGGAGATTATAATGTGTTAGGTTTGTCTAATCAGACTGCTGCCTCAACTTCCGCAACAGTTACTTTTGATGGTAGCCACACACCACTTCCCGTAATCTCAATGAATATAGATGCGGCGACAAATGTGAGTTCTATTGAATTAGCAAACACAACAACTGGGGATAGCGTTGATATAACAAGGACTTATGTGGCAGGAGATAAACTTGTAATTGACACAAAGAATAGAAGTATAACTGCAAACGGCTTAGCTGTTGATTATAATGATGTTCTGCCAAGGTTTGGGTTAGGGGAAAATATATTACAGGTAGCAGTATCTACAACAACCTTAGAGACTATTGATGAACTTACATATAATTCTAATTTAACAGGAGAAGTCTAATGAGTACACTATTAGCAGAACAAACAACAAACTCTGGAGGATTAAACTATTACACAAATACCTCTAGGAGTTGTCAGACTTTCACAATGCCTTACGGTTACGATACTCTTGAGTACTTTAACTTGTATCTTAAAAATGGTGGTTCATACTCTGGAACTTATTATGTATATCTATATGCTACTTCTGGAGGTGTACCAACAGGGAGTGCTTTGGCAAGTGCAACTATGGCTGGTGGATCAATTGCAACTTCATATAACTGGTATACGTTTGATATAGCCAATACAACAGTTACTCCAGGAGCAAAATATGCAATCGTAGCCTATGCAAATGGCTCTTCTTCTACGAGCAATGGTGTAGCATGGGGACACGATAACAGTTCTGGCTTTGCTGGTGGAGACTCGTTCTGGTCAAACAGTAGTGGTTCTTCATGGACTTCATTATCAGGAGATTGGACATTCCAAGCATACGGGACAGTTGGAGTGGTAGTTCCTACGGTAACAAGTGCGGCAGCTTCGAGCATAACAGCAACAGGTGCAACTCTTGGAGGAAACGTAACTAACGCAGGTGGAGGTACGGTAAGTGCTAACGGTGTTACATATTCAAGTACATATTCACCACCAAGAAAAAACATTGAACCTACAGTAACGATAGGTAGTGGCACAGGTGCGTTTAGTCAAGCGATAACAGGACTCACACCAAACACAACCTATTATGTTAGAGCATGGGGTACTAATCAGGCTGGAGATGGATACGGTGCTGAGATATCGTTCACAACTGCAAGTACTACACCTACTGTAACAAGTGGGAGTTCTAGCAATATAGCCTCTACTACAGCGACGGCAACAGGTACAGTTGTCAGTGATGGTGGTGCTACAGTAACAGAAAGGGGAATTGTCTATGATACTTCTACCGCCCCAACAACAAGTGATAGCAAGATAACTGCTGGAACTGGCACAGGTGCGTTCACAGGTAATATAACGGGATTAACAGCAGCCACTTTATACTACTGGAGGGCATACGCAATCAATGCTAATGGTACTGTATACGGAACGGAGTACACTTTCACAACCAAGACAATTATTACACAATGGGCAACCTCAGTTACTTCGGTGAGTGCGGGTACTTTAACTAAGGTAAGTCTCCCATTAAAAGAGATTCTAGGGGCTTCTAGTACGGCGACAGTCAAGGTTTATAGCAATGCCTCTACTGCACCTGATGCACTACTTGCTACTGCTACAAAGACTGTAACAGGCTCAAATTATGTATGGTATGATTTTACTTTTAACCAAGCACTTTCTGCTACTACAGCATACTGGATTGTGTTAGATACTCCATACTCAATAGGAACAAGACACCAATATTGGGCATACGATACAGGAGGAACTTATGGAGATACCAAGTACTCTGTAGACAACACAGCACATTGGAGTGCTGCCATAACAGGTTGTGCAGCGTTCCTTGTAACTATACAGCCAAGCCTAACAGTAAGTTATGATATTACGGTAGATTATAAAAAGAGATATCTATAATGGAGAAAAAGTATTCAGTAAAAATATACGATAGAGCAGGTACTACCTTTAGAGGTAACTACGATCCAATTGGTGGCTACTCATTCACTAAAATGATTAACAGTGGCGTTGGAGAATTGACTATAGACTTAGCTAGAAAGTTTGATACTTATAATGTGGCAAACGATATCAATCTACTCGACGAAATTCAGATATGGGTACAGGATAAAGATTCTTCAGGAACTAAAATATACTCTGGTTATGTAGCAGAGATTACAGGATATATAAATGGCTCAAGCCAAGGAATTAAACTACGAGTGTTGGGATATGTTACAAGGCTTGGATACACACTAGATTGGGACGGTACAAACGTATCTATAGCTAGGAATTCTTTAACACCAGGAGAACTGGTCAAGGATGTTATTGATGATTATAGAACTACTGTAGCCGATGACAGGATTAACTATGGAACTTCTACAGTAAATGTAACAGGTACGGATATCTCATATACGAGTAATGTTAAAAGTTGTTTAGAAACTATTGAGAGGGCAAGGGAAATGGCGGGTGAGGATTGGTTCTGGTATGTAGATGCTAACAATGTGTTTTACTTTGATGCTTATTCTGCAACTCCAAACCATTACTTTGTGTTCGGTAAAGATGTCAGTAGCTTAGAAACTTCCAAGAGTGTTGATGACATTAAAAACGAGCTTATATTCTGGAATGGATTACAACCTGATGATACTAATTTCTTATCAACTAGATATTATAATACAGACTCAATTACAAGTTATTGGCATAGATTTGAGAACATGACTGACGGGAGGGTAACTGATTCAGCTTCTGCTAACGAGTTCGGTAGCACTTATATAAATGCTTATAAATCTCCTAACATTTCTATGAAGTTTGAGGTTAAGGATAACAATCTTGGAGATGGTTACGACATAGAAAGTATTGAACCAGGAGACACTTGTAAGATATTAAACCTAGAAGATAGTAGCGTTGTTGGAGACAATATGGTTATAACCTCAGTACAATACACCCCAGAAAAGGCTATAGTTTATGTATCTGATTTAAGAGAGATAACAGGTAGAAGTCTAACCAATCTAAGGAGAAAGTTAGATACTACAATATATAGTGATAGACCAGCTAATATAACTTCATCGGCAGTAACATAATGGTGATGCTAGAAACAGTACAAGAATATCTACGAAAGGGTTGGGTAGAAGCCAATCAGAGTTGGACATACGCAAGTGCCTACACGATTACCGTGCCAACTGGTGCTGCAAGTAAATACTCAGTCGGGGACAAAATAAGATTTTCACAGCATGGTACTATAAAATACTTCTATATAACTGTTGTCGCAGACACACTACTAACCGTATGTGCTGGAAATGTATATACGGTAGAAAACACGGCTACATATCCAATAACGCTAAACTATCTCAGTCATGAGTCAAGTCCTGTAGGATTCCCTGATGTGTTTACCCTCACAGCCCCAACATGGACAACCTCGGGGACGGCGTTTGCCAACCAACCATCAGCTACAGCGACGTTCAAGATAGTCGGTAAAATGTGCTATATATATGTTTTTGGACGTGCAAACGCAACATCGGGCGGCACGGGGCAATTTACACTGACTTTCACTGCTGGACAATTTCCAACCTCGTTTAAGGGATATACAAGCGGAGTAGCATTGAATATGTCTACCGCAGTGAACGGATGGGTAATATTTGAGGAGGGTGTTAGTACTGTAAGAACGTTCAATGTTAGTGGCGTAGCGTTGTTTACAAACAATGAATATTTTGGGGTGAGTGGCTGGTATCCATATTCAACTTAACAACTTTGATATACTATAAACATGGGAAAAGTTAAAACAATAATTAAAAAAGTACCTATAAGGAAAACACCTGTAAAGGTAACAAAGACACCAGTTAAAATAAAACGATAGACGCATGAACGAGAAGCCTGAATGTACTGTTGAAGAGATGAACAAAAAGATAGGCAGAATTGAAGATACTTTGTATGGGAGCAATGGAAAAGATATCGTATCGAGGATAATATCTAAGATAGATGCCGAATCATTACAGGGCAAACTTACAACCCTTATAGTTATTGGGTTCATTCTGATAACCCTAGCAGTTGTTGGTATATTGTTACAATGTATTTTTCAAAGTCAGTTGCCTGATGTATCTGAATTAAAAGAAATATTATAATGCCACTAGGAGATGATAAAAACGCAATACAGTTATCAAGAAAGGAATGGGATTGTCTAAACAGGACAATGGAAGATATGAATAGTAAGTTGGATAAAGTTCTCTTGAAATTGTACGGCGATCCAGAGATAGAAGGAGATGATGGTATGTATGGTGAACATATGAAGATGTGGAGATGGTATAATGAGAATAAAGTATGGAAGAATAAAACAAAGTCATTTGTAGATACTATCCTAAGTGTTGTTGGATTTATAGGAGCAATAATAGCAATCGTACTTTCCTCACGACAACTATAAGACATTGAGATTAATTTCTTTAATAGTAAAATAGGGATATGAACAAACTTGGCGACCCAACAGGTAATGGAAAGATTTTAATCACACAAACATATCACGGTGAGAAGACTGCGTTGCCAGATACACAATGTGCAATAGATATCCGAATGTTCGCGAATGAGAAATACCATGCCGTAGCAAATGGTGTGATTGAGGGTATCTATACCGATTATCTTTCTTTGATTCCTGACGGTTGTAACTTCAGAGTTCTTTATGTTCATACGGATAGACCAAAGGTTACAAAAGGACAAAGAGTTGTGATTGGGCAAGAACTAGGACAGATAAAATCAATTACAAGTCCTCATTTACATTTCGGATTAAAGTGGAGGGATATGCACAAACCAGCCCCTAGAGTTATGGATTACTTAGATAGAAATATTCCCATAACTACAAGTTACCTAGATATTGCCAGTGAATGGTTTATTAATGGACAATTTGATTGGAGTAAACACCAAGATCTAGATTTTATTACTAATCAACCTGTACCTGTTGTTGTTCCTCCTGTAATTGTACCTCCTACTCCCGAACCAGAACCTATCCCTGAGCCTCCTACACCCCCTGTAATGTCTGATGAACCTGTAACACCCCCAAGTACACCACCTGTAGAAACGGACACGCCAGAAGAGGCTACAAAGCCTAAGACATTTTTAGAAATTTTAATCCAGTTCTTTACCGATTTACTCCAGAGAATATTCAAATCGGACTAAGTTATTAAGGTTTAAGTTATGCGTAAATCCTTTGATGATATGTTAAAGGGATTACTTGTGAGGTGGGAAAGGAGAAACCCACAAAGTGGTGAGTTACAGAAAAGGGAGAAAGCCGAAGATTCTATTGTGAATTACTTTGTGATGTTTTTCTCAATGGGATTTCTAGGTTTGATAGTTTTAATTAAATTGATTATGTAAATAAAATGACTGACTTCATCACAGATAATACAATTATTTCAGGATTGATTGGTTTCATTGCTCCTGCATTGATACCTGTTATATTCGGTTGGATAGCTAAAGCAACTAAGAAAGAAATTACAAACGCCCAAAAGAAAGTAGTAATACTCGTGCTTGCCATGGGTGTAGCATTGCTAGTTATATGTTTCAACTATACATGGACAGCATTCTCATGGGCTGCTGTTAAAGAGTTCTTAATAACACTTATGACAAACTATATTGTAGTGTTAGGAATGGTTAATACAGTTTATACAATGATTGTTAAACTCTTCCCTGCAATAGATCAAAAATTGGAACTTGTTGAAAAGATTATAAGAAAGTAAAGGCTGACAGTGGTGGGTAAACTTTCCGATATCCATCACCAATTAGCTTTTAAGCTATAGCTCTTTAAGAGCAGAAAGAGGTGCTACATGGTACAAGCTATTTGTAACTTTTGCGGTAAGTTTGCCAAGACCTACAAGTGTAGGATTGTCGGTATGGATATGGAAGTCATAGCCTGTCGGAAGTGTGTGCGAACACACCCAATTCAACTTGTTCCCATGGAGGAATATCATGAAGATGAAGCCGAAAGCGAACAAGAAGTGGAGAAACAGGGATTATAGATATCTAGCCGAGTTGAAAACCTACGCAGGTTTATCTAAAGAAGAATTAGACATAGCAATACACGGTATTCCATTTGAGGGGAAACGATATCCGTTATGTTATGTATTCTGGGGGGACAACCGTAAGTATCGGCAAGTAAGAATAACCCTAACTGGAGAGGTAGGAACAATAATTGGGGACAACCTCATTACACTACCTAAAGCAGAACACTGCATACACCGAGCAATAGTTCGAGTGGGGGATAGGGTTACAGATTTAGCTTTTAGCGTTTTACGCAATGTGTAGTGCCTATTGAGGGGGTTTCATCTGTCTGGAGTCTTTCTCCGTCATATATGATACCCCCTCTTTAGTTTGTTTCAAGACTGAGGATATCCTCTATATGCAGTTAATACTGTCTGCAAATGAATGACTATATTACAGAATAGGACTCCTTGGTCGTAATATAAAATTAGTTAGAATAAAATGCCCCAAAAACGGAAGGAATTGGAACGGAAGGAAACTCCTAAAATTACTATAATAAATCACATGAACGATAAAGATCCAGGATTGTACACGAGTGAGAGAGAAGAGAGTTTCAAGTCCGTGCGTGAGATAGAGAAAGATACGTTAGAGAAAGCCAGAATACAGATAGAAGAGGGTTCAATGCCAGCAAATGTTTCCTTTGATGATTTTCACGAAGAGGCTTTAAGAAGAGCAGAGTTTAGGGAAAAGGTAGAAGGAGAAAAACGCCATGTAGAAATTAAAATTGATACTGACAAACCAGTAGCTATAGCTTTCCTTTCGGATTTACATATAGGAAATGCTGGAATAGATTATGATTTATTAAAGAAGACTGGTGAAGTCATTAGAGAACACCCCCTTGCGTATTGCATAACTGGCGGTGATATAACAGATTCTTTATTCTTTGACTACGGGGAGGAAATTCTAAACATGCAAGAGCAATATGTTTACATGAACAAATTACTCTCCTGGATTGGTTCAGATAATATCCTAGCAGGTATACAAGGCAACCACGAGAGCTGGACTAGAAAGAGTGGAGTAACTAATTACATAGAGTTTAGTAACCATACACAACGCCCATTACTTAGAGGTGTTTCATTTGTTGATTTAACCGTTGGAAATATCCCTTACAGATTGTTGATGGCACATCGGTTTAGAGGCGAAAGTATGTATAATCCGACCCACCAAGAATCAAGAGCGAACAGAGAGCTGCAGGGAGCCGACATAATCATGGCGGCACATACTCATAAACCAGGAGAAAGTATTATATATCAACCTGAATATGGTGGTGGTGCTAGAAAGGTTGCATTAGTAAATGGAAAGACTTTTAAGAGTTTAGATGCCTATGGAAAGGATCAAGGATTCACTCCTGTAACTGGTGAACAGCTTGGGTGCAATTGGATAATCCTTAACCACGATAAAAAGATGATAAGAATTGCAAGTAATACAGATGAAATGATAGAAACCATGTCAGCGTATCTGTAGTATAATTAAATAACGATTAGTGATTTTATGGGCTAGACAAGGATTCCCTTCCACCTCCTCTAGCCCGTTGAATTTAATACTATAAGTGTTTGACAAATCCCCTATAAAGTTTGATATTAGACTATGCTGTCCCACATCATAATGAAACAAATCCTAGAGTTAAGAGAACGAGGATATAGCTACAAAGAAATTAGAGAGGAAACTGGAGTGTCATGCGTTACCATCTCTTCATACTGTTCACGATATAGACCAAACCTCAAGAACATTGCAATCAGATACAAATTCACTAGCCATTTAGATCAAATCACTTTACTTAGAAGAAAGGGTAGAACGATTGAGTATATTGCTAAGACTGTAGGACTCTCAGAAACCACTATTAGAAAGGTATGTAAAATATATTGTCCTGGATTAAGAAATATAGCCCAAAGAAAGATTACTCCTAAACAAGAGATAGAAATAATACAGTACTACAGATATCGTTATCCTATAAAGCAAATAGCTAAAATGGTTGGAGTTAGCAAGAATACGGTAAACAGAATACTCAAGTGTCAGGGATTCAATCCTAAACTTATGTATGCAGATAGATAGTGGTATAATAAATAGTCGGGTCAAGTTTAGTTTATTTTAAGTTTAGTTTTGTAAAGTTATGTCAAAAGAAAAAAATAGCAGTGGTGCTTCACAACCTATTGCAGTGAGCGAATCGGAGCTAAAAATGCACAAGGTTCGGGTGTTATCAGATAATTTCCATGCGAATATGTGGCAAGAAAGGGGAATCTCCTTTGGAGAGTTCATGACTATCATTGAATCTTTGGGGCTTCCAGAAAGGCAGTATGGTGCAGTTAGACAGCTTATTGCTAGGAAGTTAGACGACAGAGTTGGCTGTATTATGAGTATGTTCGACCAACAGTTAGAACAGTATTTTGACTATAAAAGAGAGAATTGTGAGAATGTCGCAGTTCTAAAGTAGCCGTTCATTGACCCGACACGGCTCTTGTAGGCAACAGACAATGGTATGTTGCAACCAATCTACAAGGTGCAGGACTTAATCGTCTTGTGCCTACAGGAGCTAATAACTATAGGTAGTTGAACAATGCTTGTATTAATATGATAATCAAGCATTAACATTAGCAGTAATATTATGAACTTTTTCCAAGTTAGAAAGTATACAAAGTTCCCATTTAGGAATGTAAAATGTGATGAATTAATTCAATCATTTGAAACTCTCGATCAAGCCAATGCCTTTTCAATTGCATTCAATACTAAGAGGAATGAAAGAGGAAAGTATATAGTCAAAAGTAATGATGGATACTATGTTTGTGAGATAAAAAAACCAAGTTTCAGATAACTATTATAAGCTTATTGACTTCCATTTTTAGTTATTGTATGTTTGAAGTATGAAAAGAAATCGAACACATTTCACAAAGTTAGATAGTTTTATAGAGGGGGCAGTTTACTGTTCGGTTTCCTGTCCTCTCTGTAAAGATATTTAATTTAAACCGAACAAACAATGGAGAATACAACTTGGGTAAAACTCTATAGAAAATTCACCGAATGGGAATGGTATTCTGATATCAATACGAAGGTGTTATTTTTGCACCTTCTTTTGAGAGTGAATTATAAAGACAAAAATTGGAGAGGTGTTTTGGTTAGGCGTGGATCAATTATAACTAGCCTCGGAAACCTCGCGGAAGAAACAGGTTTGACAGTCATGCAGGTGAGGACATCAGTAAAGAAGCTAATTTCAACACACGAGATAACACACCTCGGGACACGAGAATATAGCGTTATAACGATAGAAAAGTATAATGAGTACCAAACCGATAACAAGCCAAGTAACACACAAGTAACAAACGAGCAACAAACCTCTAACACACCTGTAACAACTACTAAAGAATGTAAAGAAAGAAAGAATATATCTAAAGATACGGCTACGCCCGTCTATGGAAACAAAGATTTAATTTCTTTGAAGAAGTTTCTAATGAGTAACTACCCAAAACCTTTGGATGGTGTAGTCGATACTAGAAAGCTACAGAACTTAAAACAAGTATCAACAAAAAGAAAGAATCAAGATGAATGGATGGATGAAGATTGGAAACAGAATATAAAGAAGTTCTTAATCTTGTATCTACAGGAAACGCAAGAAGAGTATCTAGTGAATAGCATTGATAAACTCCGAGAGAAAGCCAAACTCTGGAGAGAGTACCGTGGCAAAATAAATTAAGTAACTATTTAATATGGAGAACCTAGTAAAAACAGATATCGGATTGATTACAACTATCAACGCTAATTGGTTATTCAAACAGGGTATTATCACCAGAGAGGGATATATCAGCAATAATCTTTTAGATGGAATGGTAGATAAAAAGGTTCAAGCGTACTCATATTTTAGATGGTTAATTGATGATGTAAAGAATAAAATTCCAACAACACCTAAACAAGTTTATCTTGAGATAGATGACTTAATAGATGTTATGAGAGTGGGGAGTATTGATAAACCATATAAGGTTGATGAAAAAGAATTCCGTTATATAGCAAGATATCCAAAGGTAGACAATGTATATAACTCTGGAAGGAAAGCATTTACAGAACACCAGCCAATAAACAAGGGAAAGAAAAAACAGTTTGTAGATTTTGAGGATTAGTTAAATTTATTTATTAAATAATATATGAAAATCCTAAACTTAAAAGACCCAGTTTATGACTTTAAGCTAAACCTTGTTGTTGAGTGTGATTACGATGAGTTTAGAAAATTAGTTCTTGACAATGACCAATATGACTGTGGTGATTTTGCAGATGAGACAGTTGGGATGTATGTGCCAATAGAGGATAAGAATGTTTATTACATGTACATAAGAGATATGGATATCCCAATAATCGCCCATGAGATATTGCATATGGTATTTGACATGCTGACTAGCAAGGGTTTGTCGTTGTCGGATAGTAGCGAGGAAGCATACACATATTCTTTTGAATATTGGATGCGTTTGATATTAACAAAGATTATGCCAAATATCGTAAGTCAGAAAATGAGTAGACCAGTGAAACCTATTTTATATGGCGATATTTCTGATTTATCATGCACAAATAATTCTGCCTATAAGCACAGCTCTACTTATTGCCCTGATAGTCTGATATACAGTGGCTCGGCTCATTGTTTGTACTAAATCTAATTTAATATCTAAATAGAAATGACAAAAGAACAAAGAGAAGAACTAAAAAAGAAAATAACAATGGTTGAAATCTGTGGCACAAAAGTATTCTATATTAGCTTTATACCAGTACATTCGGTAGATATGCTATTAGATTTTATAGAGAGTGAAGTAGAGAAAGCAAAGAAAGAAGAACTTAAATACTTACAAAAGAAATATGGAGATGAATGGTTTATAGACATGAATAATGACGATATTGAGGAAGAAAAAAAACGACTCGGTTAGTTAATTAAATTTTAGTTATACAGAGATGGGAAAAACATTCTTTGAAGACTTAGAGAAGGGAAAGGGAGCTGAATTATATATTCTGGATCAACTCAAGAATGAATTTCCTACCATGGTAAAAGTAGAAGAGAAGTGTATCAACTACGATTTAATTGATGACAATGGATATACAGTTGAGGTTAAGCTAGATACTAGAAGTAAAGATACAGGGAACGTAGCCATTGAGATAAGGCATAGAGGAATACCAGCGGGGATATCGATATCAAAAGCTATGGAGTGGGCTGTTGTTTATTACCTGAAGTATTATGGTTGGGTTTACTCAAGAACTAAGCCAGATAATATCCGAAGATTTATTAAAAGAAACATAGAATTTTTAAGGGTGTATGAGAACCCAGATGACTTAGATAAGTCTCAAATTGTGCTTATTGATACTATAGATTTTGCTAATGAATTTAATTACTACAAAATACTTGACACCTATGCACCCATGGTGTAATATGTAATTATAATAAATTATTAATCATTATATTTATGGAAGGAAATATAAAGAAAGCGGTTATGGAATTTGAGAAGAATTTCAAACCCAAAAAGAAGATAGTTTTACCACAAAGCTATTTCGATGAATTCAAGGCTACGAAGACATACCAAAACGGACAAAACTTTTATAACACTATTAAGATGTCTAATAGTTATGCTGAAGCAAAACAACATAATTTAGTTTAATTACTACTATGAACAAAAAGATAGAAGAAGCATTAAATAAATACAGAGAGGATAGCAAGGGCATAATCAATAACATGATCGCTGGTGTAGAAACAAAGATTGTATATGTGAATGGTAAGGAATATTTCTTAAATGATAAAGAGATAGAAGTTGTTAACACATTCTTTGGTACACACGAGTACGCAAGTAATTGTTGCATAGCAGATATTGATGAAAGTGGCATTTGCTCAGATTGTAAGGAGCATGCAAGTAAAGTTTTAATTTTTAGGAATTTATAATCATGATAAAACTGGAAGACATAAAATTTAGGATAGGAAATACTGGAGAGAAAGGCGGGAAGCATTGGGCAATGGCTTTGATCTACATTGACGCAAGAGTAGCCCATGAGGAACTAGACTCGAAATATAAGAACTGGAATTTTACATGGAGTACCGTTGAGGGACACCCATACGCAATTAAGGGAAAACTCGAAGTACAGGTGGATGACAAACAAGTCGTTAGAGAGGATGTAGGGTATCCACAAGACACGAAAATGTCAAAAGGGGTTAATGATACCGAGGCACTCAAGGACGCTGTCTCAGACGCTCTCAAGAGGTGTGCTGTAACTTTAGGAATCGGGAGAGAATTATATCAAGCTCCAAAGCTATTCAGTTACAATGTAAAAATGAATACTAATACAGGTAAAGTAGTTGGTTTTACTGATGACGGCGAGAAAGAAATTGAAGCCAAGATAGAAGTCTGGTACAAGAAATTAAGTTAAACTAGATAAACATGGAACAATTAGGAATAACAAAAATACAAAGATACGGAATATTAAAGATTGAGAACGGACATATTGAGGAATATGCACAGATAGCAGAGTTCTTTGATAAGAGAATAATTATAGATTGGATCAAGCTGTTGCCAGACGTAAAAGATAATGGTGATAAGAACTTCCAAGCCTTTGAATCTTTAGAGAAGTATCTAATAATCTTTAATGATTGTAGACCAGATAATATTAATATTTATAAGTACTAACATGGAACAACCAAAATTCTACACATTTGCAGAGTTACTTAAAATGGGAATAAAGAAATATGATTTGAAGTACAGGATGTACAGAGATGATAATTATCTAAGATTCGGAGTAACTGTTAGACAAAAGATAGTTGATGAAAAAGTTGTGAGTGAGGAATCATTCAAAAAGTACTTTAAGAAGCTTATTAAGAAAGGAAAGAAATAATACTATAAGCACTTGCACAGTATGAACCGAGGGTGTAATGTATAGATATAATAAATTAAGCAAACCAATTATGAAAATCAAACAAGAAAAGCAATTCAATTGGTGGGTAATCTTGATCGTGATTGGAATAGCAATGGTTGTATTCGGGCTTATATGGCAAGGAATTAATTGTGATGAGAGGTTTAATGATTGCGTAGATAACGGGTATAGCGAAGTTTACTGTAACGCTATGCTTAATTAGTTCTTTAGATTGGCTCATGATTGTTGGTTTCAGGCAGTTTCTAACATATCGTGAGCCTATCCCTGCTAGTGGATTCAGTTGATTCTGCTGGTAAGGATAGGAATAGTCTTTTAGAGTTCTTTGAAAAGTTGAATATTATATTGGAGAGAGTGGCAGAGTTATTGCACGAATAATGATATAAGAATGAAATATGTGATAGCCAATAGCGTAATGCCAATTATGTGAGCTTCCGAATGGTTGCTCCATATAGCATAGTTGGTTGCAATCAATAAATTGGGGACACTGGCTGACGCCCCCGCTTATATACATATTTGGTGGCGTGAGATGACAGTAGCACTTTGGTAGTAAGTCGGGTATATATCGGCAGGTGTATATCTGCAAGCAGATTTGCTAATCGCCAGTAGGTTAAAACCTTACCTCTCTCCTATTTAGTATTTAATAAGAGTTCTTTTAATGATTGAGTTTAGGGGAGGTTTTTTTTCACAACTCTGATAATCTTTTGTCAGACTTTGACGAATATAATAATAAGTCAATAACTCCCCTAATTTAGTTATTAAGAGTAGTTTAGAGTGGTGTATATAAATTATTATTTTTAATTAAGATGATTTTATTCATAGCGTTAGTGGTGTGGTTACTGGTTACAGTACTGGCATTTATGAAAGACGAATACGGGGATGCCAACCCTCTATTAGGTGGTGCTTCTGGATTAGGATTCGTAGTATTGGGGATATGGTTCATAATTGTTATGGTTGGGTATATTGGGGCAAAATCAGAACTCAAAGTCATTGAACAAAAGATTGCTACTATACAAGAAATGAATGAAGAAAGGATTAAGTCTGTATTGCCTATATTAGAGAAATATCCAGAGTTAGAGAAGGAGATTGTGTCTGGTATTGACCCAAATAATTTCGCAGTAATAGGTTCTGTATACCCTACATTACAATCTAATGCAGTATATCAGGAACAGGCTAATGTTGTTAAAGAGAATATTAAGAAAGTAGAAGACTTGAAGATTTTGAAACTTGACCAAGACAAAACAATGTACCAAGTACAAATGCAAATATGGTTTTTGAAGTAGTTATATAAATTAAGAACAACAACTAAAATGAGACTGTATCATGTTACAACTGAAAAGAAAGCGAAGTTGTATCAACAAACAGGGTACATAATCAAACCGGTTAGAGGTTTCAATACACTTATGGGAGCAATGGCTTGGGCTATAAAAGTGGGAAGAAAAGTAATATACGAGATAGATGGCGAGAAGGCATACAAACTACCAGACCATCATAACGAATATGGTGAGGCGTGGTGGATAGATAATGATGTAAAGAAATTTAAGTGTGTCTTTTCTGGACACCAAGATTAGTTAAATTAAGTTAAGCAAACAATAATCTATTATGAAAGAAATAAAGTTTAGAGGAATAGCATTAGAAGGAAATAACAAGGGGAAGTTCGTATATGGTTTCTATGCTGAAAAAGAACACGAATATGATGACGATATGTGGGAGACAACTTATGGAATTTATACCAACGAGGGAATGATGTTTGAGGAAATAGAAAAGGATTCTGCATGTCAATTTACAGGACTTCTTGATAAGAATGAAAAGGAGATATGGGAGGGGGACCTATTCATCGTAACCTATTCTGATTTGCCTAATGGGTTTGAATATTTTAGTAGTACAAGGAGAAAGAAGTTTATTGATGTATATGCAGAAGTTGTTTTCTATAATGGGAAATGGACATTAAAGCATAAAGAACCTGTTGATAACGATGTTGTGTATGGTGATTTGTATAAAACATTGAGAGATAATCCGAAAGAGATACAAGGCAATATATTTGAAAATAGTGAATTGATTAGTAAATAATTTTTAGTATTAGAATATATGAAAAAGAACTGGTTAAAGAGATTTATTTCTTTTTTCTTCCGAACTTTCAGTAGACCAATTCGCCTTGTTATATATGATGCGTGTTTAGCTGGAACTAGCGATTCAATAGTGGGCGTGGCAGTTTTACTCTTTGATAGATTTCTGATAACAGAAGACGGAACACACAGGCTATATAGAGAAGAAGATGGTTACAGTTCTTCAATATTCTATATGATATTCTTTGTAGATTTTGAAAGCCAATTAGGGAGTGCTGTAAAAGACTTCCCACTCTTTGAGAAGTTCGGCAAGAAAGAAAAGAAAGAAGTTAAGTAGTTTAATTTTAAGTAATTATATATATGGAAAAGAAAAATCAGATAAAAGAATTCAATGAGAACATTGCCATATTGGTGAACAAGAAAGTGATTAGTTCACTACAGGAGATACGAGATAGCTACCATTGTAATTATCTGGACAAAAGGACAGGCTTTCCAGATGACTTTAGAAATATGATACAAGCAGAGTTGTATCAAAGCATTGATAGGAAGATTAAAGATTTATCTAAAATTAGTAAGTAGGGATTATATATGGAGAACATAAAACAATATTTACAAAAGTTAATAGCCAAATGGGATAAGTATGAAGTGTATGGAGGAGCAGAAGCATTGAGTTTCCAGAATGATATTGAGATGTTGTTAGAACATTGGAATGAGAGAATTGAACCATTAGAGAGTATACCAGAGGGGTTGACAGATGAAATTAAGACTATTGACAATGGGGTTGACACAAAGGAGTGGAGGGAAGAATTAGAAAAGACTATGCTCACCTATCTTAAAAATTCCGACAAGATTGGAATTAGGGAGATAACCAACGATTTAACCAGACTTATAGAGCAATTATTATCCGAGAGGAGCTTTAGTAAGGAAGAGTTGGAACTTATAAAGATGCTCATGGTGGTATTCAAGGTTGTAGATGGGGGAGAAGTAAAAGTCTATAAAAGCATAGTTAAGAAAGTTAATAGATTATTAAGTTTAGAAAATCAGAAGGAACTTCAAGAAGAAGCTGTTGAGTGTTTGAGTTAGATCGTAATTAAATTTTTATTTATATTTAATATGCCAAGAGCAAAAAAACAGGTTCAAGAATACCAAGAACCAAAAACAAATGGTATGGCGATTGCAGGATTTATTCTCACTATGTTGGGAATATTCACCTTTGGTTATACAACCATTGCTGGATTTGTCGTAGGGATTATAGCCTTGTTCCAGATTAACAAGAGAGGTGAGAAGGGTGAGTGGATGGCAATCGTATCAATAATCTTTGGCACATTGCTTTTACTCTTCCTTATTTTAGGGGCTTCCATGTAATGCCACAAACTGCCTCTAAGAAAACAATTGAAAGGAAATTAGATAAGGCATGGAGCAGAGCAATCCTTTCTAAAGGGAGATGCGAGGTATGTTCTACAAAGGAATATCTTAATGCTCACCATGTAGAAGGGAGAAGAAACCTACAACTAAGATGGGACTTGAGAAATGGAGTATGTCTATGCTCAGGTTGTCATGTATTCAGGAAGGAATCTGCTCACCAGAGTCCAGAGTGGTTTCATACATGGCTAGAGAGTAACCGCAAGGAAGACTTAGAATATATTATGGCTATTAGAAATAATATAGTAAAATGGACTATAGAAGATTTATTAAATAAATTAAGTGAATTAGAACAATGCAAGTAGTAGTTAATGGGATATTTTGTGAGTTAGAGAAGCCAATAACCAAGGAACAGGAGAAGTTGGTTAAAGAAATGCTAGATAATTGTTTTGTGTTTACTTATTACGCTCCAGAAGACCCAAAGAAAGTCCCAATTGAAACTGTATCGGTAAAGTTAAAGAAGAAATAAGATAATCTATTTATCGAATGTATATTAAAAACGCAACTGGTAGAATAGTTGATGTGAGCGAGGCTTTTGAAGAGTCTATGTGTCATGGATCAGGGATAGAGATTATATCGGTATCTCAACACTTCATAGATACTCACCCAGAGCAGTACGCAAGACTCAAAAGGGACAATCCTTTGTTAATGACGGATGAATTCTATTTGGGTACTCCTAAGACTCCACAAGCGAGTAAGAAGGAACGAATTACGATAACAAAGAAACTCCAGGTTAAAGTCCCAAAGAATAAGATACATTTCGTTATATATCCTAACTATCTACCTAAGGTTGGGGGTATAGAAACAGCGGTATATCAACTAGCTAAACTCCTAGATAGAAAGAAATACTTTGTAACGATAGCGTATAACTGTTGCGAGTCTGAAGAGGCTATGAAAAAGTATGCAGAGGTATCTAATTTAGTGAAATTAGAAGATAAAGTTTTAGATTGTGATGTATGTCTACTAGCTTCTAACCATTTAGAACCACCCCAGATTAAAGCGAAACTATGGATGCAGTGGGTTCATAGCGATTACGAGAAATACAACAGTATGCCATTAGCAGACAACCCTCATGTCAAACAGTACATATCAGTAAGCAAGCATGTAGCTAAGATATTCAAGAAGCTATATAAAAAAGATTGTGCAGTTATATATAACCTTTTAGATCCAGACTTCGGCAAGAAAGCTAAAAAACCAGTACGATTTGTAACCAATGCAAGACTATCCCCTGAGAAAGGATTTGATATGAGATTCGGGGACTCTAAGATGTTCAAGTTTGCTAAGTTACTCAAGGCTAGTGGCATACCTTTCTTGTGGACTATATGTGGGGATAATACGCACATGCCTAATGAAGATAAAGCAATTAGGGAAAATTTTAAAGATATTGAAGAGGTGCAATTCGTAGGATATAAAAGTGATGTTACTTTAAGACTAACGGAAGCTGATTACCTAGTACAGTTATCAGACTTTGAAGGTTGTCCATATACAGTACTAGAAGCATTACAAATGGGTATCCCTTGTATAGTGTCAGAATGGAAAGGTGTTGAGGAGTTAGTTAAAGACGGCGTTAATGGTTATATTATAAATCAGGACATAGACAATGTGAATATAAAGAAGATACTAACTAAAATCCCCAAAGGATTCGATACTACACCTAAGTCTTCTATTGGAGATTGGGAGAAATTAATTGATAAAGTAAATCATGTTCAAACCCGTAGAACAAAGACACGATAAGGTATTAATAATCGGAGGAGGGGAAAGCCTCAGAGATTTTGATTTCAGTTTGTTAGACTCCTTTGATGGGGTTATTATTACTGTCAATCATGTTATTAAGCATCTAAAGAAAGCTGATTATTGGATTACTGTTGACCCATGTCTTGAAGGTAAAGCACAAGACAATATGACCAACCGTAGAGATGACTGTTATTATTTTGCCTGTTACCCACAGATAGATGATAAAAATAGGGAATGGTACGAGATTGTTGATGGGGTACATTACTTAGAAAGGATAGTCCCGAAGGGTGAAGAAGGCGTGGAGTTGGGTTTTTCTGGACTACAAGAAGATAAAGATAAAATAACGACAGGGGATTCAGTGTACTCGGCTCTAGGATTGGCATATCATTTCGAGGCTACTAAGGTTATATTATTAGGCGTTGATTGCTACGGGTATGGGCATTGGTACGATACTACAGATCCATACAATAAATCGTGGGGAGACAAGTTTACAGAATATGTAACTAATCTACCAAAGATATATAGCCATAGCGTTAATCAGTTCAATCTTAGAGGAGCTAAAATAGTAAACGGATCGCCAGAGAGTAGGATAGATTGTTTTGAAAGAATGACTCCAGAACAGGCTATAAAGTACTTTAATTAATGGTATAATCAAGTATGAAGGTAATCAATGGGGAACTCAAGAATTATAACAGGCGTGTTGATAGAAGCGTAACATTTAAGATAGACTCGCTACTTGAAATGAGTAGCTCAGACATAAAAGAGATTGATGAACATATAGGAGATATAGGGTTGTTAGTTCTTACAGATACCCCAACAGGTAATGAGGTTAATATTGATATTGATGAAATACTGAAGAACTTACCAGAGAATGATACACTAGCCTATAAGTCTCCAAGCAAAAGATTGAGGAATGTATTATACTGTTATTGTAGGCAAATATTAAAGAAACAGCCTACTAAAGAAGAGTTTACAGAGTTCTATAAAAACGAGTATGAAAAGATTATAGAACACTTTAAGAGTAAGTTAGATGATAATTTATAAACCGATAGAGGTTAAGAATTTTTAATAATCATGGGTAAATCAACTACAGAACAAGCACAGGAAAGTAAAAATACTCAAGCCTTGAAGAAAATAGGTATGGAGCAGTTGTTTGAATTTCTTAACGAAGATGATGGGGATTATACTAGGGAGAGGAAATTACTTAATGCTGTATACAAAGATGCTTTGAGTGATTCTAAAACAGCCATGTATTCTGCTAACAGTTTATTAGATAGAGACTTAGGTAAGGCAAAAGAGAGTAAAGATGTAACGAGTGGGGGAAAGCCATTGCAAACTGTTTCATTTGATATTATAGGTGATGATACAACTACAGGGGACTAACGCCGTTGTATATTGGACTAGGAAACAACTAGAGTTTATACGGGCTATACAAACAAAGAAATATCAATTCATGTTATTTGGTGGATCAATGGGTGGTGGCAAAAGTCAACTCATGGCTAGAACTTTCATATCGTTATTAGACTCTCACGCTGGTACAAGGTGCTTTGTGTTTAGAAAAAACTTATCAGTATTAAAGAGAACGACATATCAGACATTCAAACAAGTAGCAACCGAATTCGGCACAGTGTATACAGAGAATAAAAGTGAGATGTGTTGGAACTTTCCCAATGGAAGTCAATTATGGTTTCAAGAGTTAGATGATACCAAAGATGGGGACTGGAATAAGATTAAGGGTGTAGAGGCTACATGGATAGGTATAGATGAAGCTAATGAAATACAAGAGGGTGCTTTCAATATCTTAATGGGTAGAATGTGGAGATGTAACCCCAACAAGGAGCATTCATTTATGATACTTACTTGTAATCCAGCACAGAATTGGGTTAAGGAAAGATTCTATACCCCGTGGGTTAATAATACATTAGAAGAACCATTCTATTTCCAACAGGCATTAACTAGAGATAACCCTTTCTTACCATCTGAGTATATACAGACATTAGAGTTATTACCTGAATCCGAATACAATCGTTATGTGCTAGGTAATTGGGATTTTGCTGATGACCCAAACCAATTGATTAAATACGAATGGATTAAACAGAACATATGGAATCCTACAGAAGAG